TCAGAAGTCCTGATAAAATCACCGGAAGCCAAGGAAAGCTGATCCTGCACAAACTTATACCGCAGGGCCACCTTTTCCATCTCAGACATTTTGGCCGTAGTCTTACTGTATCCATTTGCCAGTGCATACGCATCAAGGGCGCTTTGAGTCATAACCACGCCCAAATCCTTCAGGGATTCCGTTTCACCCGTAAAGACAGATTTCAGCTTAGTATAGGCCTCATCCTGGCTGATGTTATAGAAAGAGGCTACATCCCCCGCCAATCCGGTAAGGGTTGTAGCCATCTCATAGGCAGCTTGTTCACTGAATCCGAATGCTTTCGCCATGGCCCCGGATGTACCGGCGAACTTTTTCGCCATGGTTTCCGATAATCCAAAGGATACCACAGCGTTCTTAGCGAAATTATCCACCTGCTTAGACATCTGGGGAAATGTTACATCTACTACGTTCTGGACTTCCTGGAGATCTGACCCAAGACGTAAACAATCAGCTCCAAAATCAACCAGTTTTTTTACAGAAAATGCTGCTCCTAAGGCAATCCCTATTTTTTTTAGTGCCGGGCTTAAAGCGCCAGTAAGATCTCCTGCTGTGTCTTTGGCTTGCGATCCAATACCTCGTATGCTCTTTTTAACTTTCTCAGAAGATGATTTCCCATTTCGTTCAATCTCCGACCATGCTTTTTTCATGGCTTCAGATTGACTCATCCCCTGCTTTCGGTAAACCCAAGCGATAGATGAGGCTTTCGACTTTGCACTCTTTTCGCTATCGTTCAAAATAGATTCTATTTTTCGTCGAGTTTCATCAGCAGAAGCATCGACTTTTCTGAAAGCCCCAGCCATCTCATCGCATGATCGCTGGCATTTTTGTGCTGAATTTGAAAAGGCCTTCTCAAAATTAGACTTTACTCTCCGGGACGCATTATCTACTGCTGTCTTGATTTTTCCTAAATCCAGCGATATGTCAAAACTAATGGACGCATCAGCTGCCATATGTACCACCTGCCTCTATCTGTTACTCAGACATCGGCACATGATGGCACTACTTGTCCGGCTGTATATCTACCTCGAACTCTCTCTTACAATCCCGACCCTTACACCGTACAAAAATTCCTTTTGCACAGGCATCTGGATCATAATAGATTGGCATCCGGTATCCGCAGTATGGACACCGGATCTGCTTTCTTACTTTTTCAATTTCCGCCACCTCCTAACCGCACATGGCCGCAAGCATACGTTCCAGATCAGCCATACTCTGCTCAAAGGTTTTCTCATCCATCGTTTCAGCTCCCCGGTTTCTCCATTCGTCATAGATCCGGCGCTGATCCTGCGAAAAGTGTTTGATAACATTCTTATCTGTTTCAGACCGGATGGCCACCACCCGGCCCAGAGCTGTCTCCGGGGATAATCCGGCGATCAGTGCCTTAAATTCATCCCAGGAAACCGTCTCAAAGTCTTTTGTCCTTATTCTCAACCCGTACTGCGACAGAAAGCTGGAAACGATCAGATCCCAGTCCTCAAAAAGGTCGTAGTACGGGTCACTGCTCTCCCGGCTTGTTATCTTCTCCCAGAACCAAATTAAAGGCTTCCTGTACCACAATAATCAGATCGTTAAAGTTTAACTTCAATTCCTTTTCGATTACATCCCGTGACGCCTGAGGAAAGACAAGCTCATAAGCATCAATGATTTCCTTTGTTCCCGAATCATCATTGGACATAATTCCCATCACCTTAAGCATAGTCGGGGCATCTGTATTAACTTCCAATTCCTTTCCCTTGATTACAAGGCAGGGATTCTCATCAAAGCTTAATTTTTCTGTAATATCTACTCTTCTTGACATTCTTTTTTCCTCCTTCTGTTCAGCCGCCTACTCCCGGAGCCGGCGTAAATTCCGGCTTGCCGTAACACGTCACCTCAAACTCAAGGGTATCAATATTCGTGGTATCTCCACCTCCGGGTGTGGTTACATTGACAACTACAGTACAGGCCAGCTTTGCGCCGGATACCATGACCCACTCAAATTTCGTCATAACATCCTGCCCGAATTTCCATGCAAGCCCCGCAATGTAGTCATTTCCGGGATCACCCACAGATCTCTTCCCCTTAAAAGCAAATGACAGCTTCTTTCCTGTCATAGCCGACTTGGCCCAGCCTTTTGCGTCCATGGCATACCATTCCTCTACTGTTCCATCAATAGATGGGGCAAAATTTTCGAGATCTGCTGGTACTACCATATCCTCGTCAGCGCTGGTACTACCTTTAGTCCCAAATTTAAACTCGTTGTTGTGTACCGGATAGACTTTAGCCTCTCCTGCCATCTCTTTTCCCTCACTTTCTCTGATATACGATATCCAACCATATTACATATTCGTACACTCCGTTATCATCTGTCCCTACCGGCTGAGGTTCCGGTACCTTAAGGCTGATACAGATAACATGGGTGCCGCCCATTGTTAAGTTGGATGCATTTCTAAGTTTCTCAAATAATTCATAGGCCGCCTGCTCAGAGGCCCGCACATCCTTATCCCAGTGAATCAACAGGGATATGTGACGAATATCATAAGTGCTGTACTGAGAGCCTCCCAGCGCCGTTACAGGCTGCCCGGAAGCCTTGCGGGGATATACGCCTACAGAATGATCCTTTTTGTTGTCCATCTTGCCGATGTATACCATGTTGTACGCCCCAAGGCCAGCTATGTATCCTTTGATATCATCTAAGAGCAGCATCACACGTCACCTGCCTTTTTATAGAATTTTTTGAAGGCCTCTTTTGCAAAATCCTCACTGATTCCACCAGGCAACCATGGCTCATACCATTCGCCACCAGCAAACGGGTTTTCGTCTGTCTGAAAGTTGTATTCCGGATGGTAGTACAGCCTCCGGGCATAGGGTGTGCTTATTACCAGTGATACCTTTCCCTGTGAAGATTCACTGTAATCCACAAAGGTTGCGTCTTCCTGCAAATGGCCTGTATCAAATGGCATGACCTGCGCCTGCACAACCTCCGTATGCAGGGCCTCTCCGGTCTTTTCCAAAGCTGTCACTGCCGCCTGTGTAAGTTCATTGATCCTTGTCATATTCAGTTTAACTGAAGATTTCACCTGCATCAGATCACCTCTAGGCGGCAATAGTTGACCGTCCCATCTGGGTTCCGCGCCTTACTTCCCCGATTGATCCGGCGCGCCTCGCCGAATACAGTCACTGTTCCGCCGCTTAAGGTCGGCCAGTCTGGAGCAATATCCCCAGGGAACAGGGCTGTTCCTGTGATCTGCACCATCTTCTTTTCATCCGTGAGCACCGTTCTGGCACCGTCCTGAAAATTACACAGAAGGTCGAGATCCAGGACCTTCTCCGGTTGTCCGTATTCGTTAGTTCCCTCGGATTCCAGATGTACATGGATCTCGGTCTTACACAGTCGTTTTGGCACCAAACAGGGATATTTCATACAATCACCTCAATATCCGGCAGCATTGGCCGGTCTGACACAACAAGGTGTACACATCCCTTTTCATGGCAACACCATGTTCCGTGTACACATTCCAAGAGCTTCCAAATTGGGCCGATACGCCGTTGATACTGTAGCTTTGCAGAATTGTGTTAATCTCGTCCGCATTCTCATACTCAAAATCTGCCTGCTGGCAGACCACCTCCCGGATCAAATCCTGCTGAAACGGTGTAAGATTGGAAATTCCCTGGCCCACAATCCGGTTGAAGGTCAGGGAATCAATGTGGCGGGATGCCTGCCGGAGAGCGCTGGAAAGCTTTTCCTCCGGGATCAGGCTCCCACCATACTCGCGCAAATAAAAATCAGGCGTAGCGTATGGCTCATATGCCATATCACTCACCTGCTTTCCTGGGCGGAGACTTTTTGCTGGGTGCTTTGAGTTCTTCCGATTTTTCGGACGTTTCCGCATTTTCGGACGTTTTCACGCTTTCAGATTCTTCTACTGTATAACCATGTTTCTTAAACCAATCTAACAGATATGGTTCATCTGTTTCCCCTACTCCGCCACAAAACGGTACTGATGCCGATACTCCGGTATAATCTTTGTTTGGACTATATACCTTCATGTCTTTCACCTCCTACTTCACTTTGATGTTACGGAATACGCCTGCCGCCTTGGATGCTTTCAGGGCAATGGCTGCATTCATTTCCACTTCACCCTTCTTTACGGCTCCAGCAGTAGAAAAATCAGGAAGCCAAGTCTGAACAGGTGCCACACCCGCAAAAGATACCGCGTGCAGACCATCAACAGCTAAACGTGCTACATAGAGAGAGGTTGTTCCTGCATCGTTATCAATGCCAACTACCTCATCATTGGTTCCAGGCTTTGTCTTCATATCCACAAATGGGATACTACCATAACTCTCTACCTGATTTCCCCAGTTGTCTTTTGTTACCTGGTACATACTGGCACGTCTCGCACAGGCACGGATCTTAGAAATCAGTTTGTTGTTTCCCATAATACAGGACGGAGTACCATCCAGACCGCCAAGGAATTCATCCAGCATATCCAGAAAATACTGGTAATTCTGTGTAATCAGTTCTGAGGTAGACAGATCGATACTTCCGGTTTTGTTGTACTCTGTGCTACTTCCTGTCAGCGCCTTATCCAGACCATCAAAGGCCTTAGAATCTTTTCCTACATCGCCATTGATGAAAGTATCATTAAACAGTGCCTGCGCCGCCTTAATCTTCTGAGCCTGCTGCAGCTCTACCTCGCTTACAATACCACCCATGCTTGCAATCACACGGTCAATCTCATAAGATCCACCAAATACCTTGATTTCAACCGTATGACGCTCCTTGGTTACCTCAGACGGAGTGTATTCTTTGTTGATTTCACGGAACTGTGCGGTCGGCTGTGTCTTAAGACGGGTATAGC